GGAAGCCGAAGCCTATCGGAAACTCTACCGGGACAAGCGCTGGTGCGGCCCGCATGGCATACGTCCGGAGGCGCTGGTGCGGGATCTCTTCACCTGCCAGCGCTGCGGGTGCCTGCTCATCACCGGCAATAGGCACCACCCGCGCGCCGCGGTAGTCAACCACAAGACGCCGCATAAAGGGGACGAGAGCCTGTTCTTCTGCCTGGAGAACACGGAAAGCGTCTGCAAGACCGACCACGACGCGCTGATCCAGAAGGAGGAATCGCGAGGATACGCGATCGGATCGGATATCAATGGCAGGCCCGTGGATCCACATCACCCGTGGAATAGATAACTCGAGCCTTCTTGCCCTTTTTTGATGGTGGAGTAGGTTTCGGAGCAGGTTTGGATGCACCGCCACTTGTGCATGTCTGATCTCCCCCTTGCCGAACGTGGGAGCCTTGCGTGCTGCCGGGGCATCTGAGAAGGATGCGCGAGCGGTCACAGCGGGGGCTCTTCGAGATGCGAGAGAGCAGGGCTTGAAATCGTCAACATCAACCAATGGCTGGCAGAAATAAGGAGTACAGTTGTGGCTGCGTCAACCACTGAAGGAGGTGATCTGTTAAAAGAGTTTGGTCGGCTGGTATTTGGTCGCTTTGATCAGGTATTGGAAAATCTTCGTTCTTCATTGACAAGTCGAGATGCTCCGTCTGATAGAGCGTTTCGAGAAATCATTTCTTCAATTCCAGAGCCAGATCGTAGCTTAAGAATCGCGCAATATGGATTGGAGGATTTCGTTCATGAGCTAATGGCAATCATTGAAGATAGCGATACGTTTAGCTTGGTGGGGCAACAGAGTGACGGTAGCGTTGTTGACTTAAAGCAGTTTTCAGAATCTGGCCTGCAAGCTGAGCAAATTTATTGGCAAGAGGAATTCAGCAAGAAAGAAAGTATTTCTCAGATGATTGTGTAGTGAGGTTTGCGTTAGTCGGTTCGGATATACGCACCTCATATATCTATCCGACTCCAACTAGGCGGTCGCTTCTTCTCAGTTGGATGCTGTTCAGGTGGCGTGGTCAAATGGATGTTTTAGACTGGTTTTCGCGCTGGTACGAAGCGCAGTGTGACGGGGGCTGGGAACACGGCTTCGGTCCGTCGATCTGCACGGTTGATAATCCTGGTTGGTCGCTGAAGATTGATCTCGCCGGGACAGACTGTGATGGACGGACACTCGATCGGATCACGCATAATTACGAGCACGAAGCCGACTGGTGGACATGCTGGACGGAGAATAACGTGTTTCACGGCGTTGGCGGTCCTCTTCACCTTCGATCGGTTCTTGAGGCATTTCGAGACTGGGCAACGATCGTCTCGCCATCCCTACCGGACTAGAGCGTAAACTCATTAATCCACATATCAGATCAAGCCTTGCAACGCGGGCGTCCCCCAGCGGCGGATCGTCTCATAAGAAACCAGGATCCCTCGCTCCAGCAGCATTTCCTCGACCAAGCGCAGGCTCAAGGGGAACCGATAGTAGAGCCAGACCGCATGAGCGATGATCCGGGATGGGAAACGGTGGCGCTTGTAGCTATGGCGGGCGTATTCATGCCAACGCGCTTATGCCACAAATCGCTCACAGCGAGTTAAGTTGATAAGGCCAGCATTCGAAATAGTCGACAAAGCGGGCAAACTATCGATTTATCACATCCCGATTTTGCAAAATGTTCAAAGATTCATCAATGGTGATATGAAGATGGATTATAATAAAAAACATAGATTACTCGATACTACACTGGGTGAATGGTTGCACTCTTTTCCAAATAACTTAGACGCCGATGCAGTCGGATTATGGCAAATAATTCCCACAGGGAGAACAGAGTTTGAACTCGAAGGAAAAGACCTTCAGGAGTTTACCAGGCAGGCGCTGCAAGGATTATTTCGCCGCGGTGTACTTCCTGTGTTGGGTCATTCGGGACGTTGGATCGTGGACCCCAGTTATGGCGCTGTGGAGAAGGAAATCATCTCGAATATTTTAGCTAAGTGGACTGATGAGGGCTCGCCGGAGCCCGATGTTGAAGACGTTTGGTTTGTATTGAAGGAGTTTGCCGAGCTGGGCTGATTGGTTGGGGCGTCGTATGCGGTTGCAGTTGCTCCCGCTCCGGAGAGATGGCTCGCATTCCTCTGCGTATCGGTTGCCGCGTCTCTATTTGCTTCAGCATGGATGGCTGTCACGTCTGCGCGCTCGGTCGACTTTGAATTCTCTGGCAATCAGCCATGCAGCTGGATCGTTGACATCGAGGCAGGCAAAGCGCTGGCTTTTGCCCTCGCTGAGCAATGTGCTCACTATGACGGCACGGCGATTCCAACTAACGTGAACAATATCAGAACATTGACTGAATGAAACAGACTGGCTTGGCGCGAGCCTCATGCATTGTCCCCTCCGTCTAAAATAGAAGAAAAGTAGATCAGGTCTGATGGCTGTCGGCAAGAAGACTGGCGGGCGTTCTAAAGGGACGCCAAACAAGGCTACCGCGCGCCGCGAGCGTGAGATTGCCAAGCAGGGCCAGACGCCACTCGAATACATGCTGCGCGTGATGCGTGACAGCCGCGCCAGTGGTGATCGCCGGGACAAGATGGCTATCTCCGCAGCGCCTTATGTCCATCCGAAGCTTGCCTCGATGCAGCATACCGGACCCAGGGGCGGCCCGATCCAGACCGTCGACGTTACCCGCCTCAAGGGCATGACCGATCAGGAGTTGGAAGTCCTTGAACGCGCCCTTGTCCAGATCGGAATTGTTGACGGCGATCCGTCTGGAGAGGGAGAGCCGGAAGAGTGAGGCGGAGCGCAAGGCAGAACGTGGCCTGCTGCTCGGTTCTCATCTAGATTTCACCCGCAAGTTCTTCCGGGAGAAGGAAGGGCAGCCGTTCTCGGTAGCGCCTTTCCACCGGGTTACGTGCACGGCGCTGGATCAGGTCTTTCTCGGCGAGATCAAGCGGCTCATCATCAACATCCCGCCCGGCTACGGAAAGACCGAGCTGGCGGTGGTCAACTTCATCGCCCGCGGCTTCGCGATCAATCCGCGAGCCCGGTTTATCCATGCCAGCTATGCGCAGGCGCTGGCGCTCGACAACTCGTCCAAGGTCAAGGATGTCATCGGGCTCGACGGCTATCAGGCTCACTGGCCTGTCCGCATGCGTCTGGACACGAACGCCAAGGGCCTTTGGCGCACCACTGACGGCGGGCACCTGCGCGCGGCCGCATCGGGCGAACCGATCACAGGATTTCGTGCCGGCATCCTTGCCGAGCCGGGCTTCACGGGTGCGCTTGTTATCGACGATCCGCTGAAGCCAGATGATGCCAGTTCGGACACGACGCGGAAATTCATCAACGACCGATGGGAGAACACATTCAGGTCGCGCCTGGCACATGAGGATGTGCCGGTCATCGTCATCATGCAGCGATTGCATATCGACGACTTCACGGCGCACCTGCTGCAGAACTCGGGCGAACATTGGCATCTGCTGAAGCTTCCTATCGTCATTGACGGGAAGGGCGAGGCGCCGGCAGGCAATGTCACGCTGATCGAGCACGGCCTGCCTGATGGCCCGCTGTGGGAGGCAAAGCATACTCTGGCTCAGATCGACGTGCTGCGCGGCGCGCCTCACGTCTTTGCCGGGCAGTCGATGCAGGATCCGGTCGTCGCCGGCGGCAACCTGTTCAAGCCTGACAGCTTCGGCCGCTACGATGAAGTGCCAAATCTGTCGTGGCGGGCGATCTATGCCGATACGGCGCAGAAGACCAAGGAGCGCAACGACTACACCGTGTTCGAGCACTGGGGTGCCGGGGTGGATGGGAAAGCCTATCTGCTCGACGTGATCCGTGGTCGGTTCGAAGCGCCGGAACTGGAAAAGACGGCATTTGCCCTCTGGTCCCGCTGCAAGGAGATGGACCCGAACCGGTACGGCCATCTGCGCAAAATGGCGATCGAGGACAAGGTGTCGGGGACTGGCCTGATCCAGTCGCTGACGCGCAAAGCGATCCCGGTGATCGCTATCCAGCGTGACAAGGACAAATACACCCGCGCGCTCGATGCGGTGCCGGCGTGTGCTGCCGGATTGGTGGTGCTGCCTCGGTCATCCGAGAACGCGCCATGGCTGAAAGAATTCGAGGCCGAGGTCGCGGCGTTCCCAGACGGGGCGTTTGATGATCAGGTCGACCCACTCATTGATGCCGCGCTCGATATCTGCGGCTATCTCGGCATGAACCTGGACAACTTGTGAGGCACGAATGGGCAATGTTCTGACATTCGTCCGCGACGGCCTCGCCAGCATGGTTGCCGGGCTCGGCACCGAGCGGGACAAGGCCGCGACGGTCTACTACACCGATCCGGTCATCGATCAGCAGCAGTTGGTCAACGCCTATCGCACGTCATGGCTGCCGCGGAAGATCGTCGACATCCCGGCGCTGGACAGCTGCCGCAACTGGCGGGCATGGCAGGCAAAGAACGGGCAGATCGAGCTTATCGAGGGCGAGGAGAAGCGCCTGAACGTGCGGGGCAAGGTGCTGGAGGCGCGGAAGAAGGCTCGCCTGTTCGGTGGTGCTGCGCTCTACATCGATCTGGGCGATGATGCTTCCCAGCCCTTGCGTATCGAGAGCGTGAAGAAGCAGGGCATCCGCTTCCTGACGGTTTTGACGCCTCGCCAGCTACAGCCCGGCGAGATCGAGACCGACCCTCTGTCGCCGCTCTA